GTTCAAAGTTTTCTACAAATTTATCAAATTCAGTAGATGGAACAAAGATAGCTGCAAATGTTATTAACTATGGAAGAATGGATGATGATAATGGATATCTTGAAATACCATATTGGATGCCAGATGTCATTGAGCTTGAGTCTTATACAACTCAAAATGTTATAGGTGCTACAGGAATATTAACAAAAGATTTTTACTTAGAAATAGTAAAGGATGATACATCTTTTAAAGCAAATAACATTCAAAGATTTGATGGCACTGATTGGGATAGTTATAGCAATAATTACGGAACTTCTTTTGTTGCTGGATCTCGAAATGGCTATAGATTGTTTAAAATTCAAGATGAAGTGAAAATATACAATCCAACTGATGCATTAGAGTCAACATTTACAGTACAATCTACAAATTTACAAATGGCTACATTTAGTGCTGATGGATTAAAAGTTTACTTGTTGAAAGCTACAAAATATGATGAACAAACTGGTGGAACTCAACAGTTAGAAGCATCATATGATGTGTATGACAGCATAACAGGTACAATACTTGAGCAAAATGTCCAAATAAATTTAGAAGAAAATCTTGAAGTTGTTGGTATATATAAACCATATGATGATTCAAATTTGCAAATAGTTATGAGAAAATGGGATGATGATGGAAATGGAAATATAGTTGAAATTAATTCAGTAATTAGAGCATTTAATAATGGTATAATAAAAAAAGAAATTTCATTGTCAGATAAAGTAAATCTTGTATCTCAAAATTATTGGGAAGACAATGAGTTTATGTGTATAAACATATCTACAGGGAAATGTATTAGATGTTTTGGAAAATAACAGAATTCTTAAAAGGAGAAAGAGTGGAGAAAAATGAGTGTCCATATAGTGGTACTATAGAAACTCTGGTTGAGCAAGTAAATACAATAAACTCTACTTGCTGTTCTTCTTCACATATTGAAGAAAGAGTTAAAACCAATATGTTGTTAGAGCAACTTGCCACTAAAATAGATGGATTAGCAGAAAAATTAAAAGATACTGAAATAACATTAAATAAATATAGAGGCTATACATATATAGCTATAGGCATATTTCTTGCTATTCAATTTCTTGGAATGGGAGATAAGCTTAAAAAAATATTATTAGGATAAAACATGGCAGAAGAAGCAGAAAATGGTAGAATTAAGATAAGTAAAAATGAATTAAATTCAGCAATAGAAGTTACAACATTCAATTTTATTCAAGTTCCAACTTTTCCAAAAGATTCATTTGCAAGAGTATATGTTAGCAAACATGGAGATATGAATAAAACATGGGTTGGACTTACTCAAGAGACATGCATGTCTATAGAGCCGCCATTTTATGTTTATTCTAAGTTGCCATGTATAATTCCTGCATTGGAGTTATGATATGGCTTGTAATAGAAGAAGGTACAAGGAAACAACTTTTGTTGGAAACTCATCAGGATGGAGAATTCCACCTAAACCAACTCAAGAAGGAAATTATCTTCTTGGTATAGATGAAAATGGTGTAGCAGGATGGAGACAAGCAACTGATGATGGATCAGATGTTACACTTGAAGATCTTGGTGGAGCAAAACTAAATGGAGACTGTGAAGAGCAATTTAGTGTAAAAGAAGCTACAGAAGATTGTCATGCTATAAATAAAAAGCAATTTGATGATAAAATAGAATGGTTAATAGAACAACCAATAGATGGTGGAAATTATTAAAAGGAATACAATATGGCAGTAATTAAACAAATTCAAATAAAAAGAGGAAATCAGTCTGATTTACCAGCAGAAGCTCCAGAAGGAGAATTGTTATTTTCAAAAGATATTGATAGGATATATATAGGTAAAGGTTCAGGAACTGCTCCAATACCAATAGCTACAAATTTAAGTAATGTTGCACTACTTGATGCAAATGGTAAAATAGATAACTCTGTATTACCACCACTTGCTATAAGTGAAACATATGTTGTTGGATCTGAAGCTGATCAATTAGATTTAGATGTTCAAGCAGGTGATATTGCAGTAAGAACAGATGAGAATAAATCATACATTGCATTAAACTCAGACAATGCAGATATGGGAGATTGGCAAGAACTTTTAACTCCAACAGATGCTGTAACATCAGTTAATGGACAGACAGGAGCAGTTGTACTTGATACAGACGATATAGATGAAGGAAGTAATAATCTTTACTTTACAAGTCAAAGAGCACAAGATGCTGCAAAAAACTTGAAGCTTCAAGATTTATCTGATGTAAGCGATACAGACCCAGCAGATAATCAATTATTGAAATATAATGCTGCAAATAATCAGTATGAGCCAGTAGATATGTCATCTGTTGGTAGAACAACATTTATATCATTAGATGATACAGAAGATGATTATTCTGGGAAAGGTGAATATACGCTAAAAGTGAAATCTGATGAATCTGGAGTAGAATTTGTTGATGAATCTATAATTGATGGTGGATTCTTCTAATGAATTACAAAACAATACTTCTTCATAGATCATATACAGTTGATAATGTACCAGATACTTCTGCTGTAGATATGGGAGAAGTATCGTTAAATACAATAGATGGAAGATTTTATGCAAAACAAGTAGATGATAATTCTGCTAAATTAAACTTTTGGACATCAAACGATAGGCATATAATGCATAAAAATCAGATAGTAATAGATGAAGATGCTGAAGTCGAACCTAACTATAACTCATTATCATTGGGTCCAACAATAACAATAACATCTGATGCTACAGTAACAGTAGCAGAAGGTTCGATTTGGCAAATAATATAAGGAGACAATATGGCTTTAAAAACAGATAATCTTATACCAATAGATCAAGATAGCAAAATTGTTGAAATAGCCAAAATAGCAAGAGTAGAAAACAACAAGATAATAGACATAAATAATGATGAAATAGCTGTTGAAGCTGGAGAAGCAGAACAACTTGCAAATGCAAGAACTATATCTTTTACTAATGCAGTTACTGGATCATTTCAATTTGATGGAAGCTCAGATGTATCTGTTGATTTAATATTAAATGATGTTGATCAAAGTAAAATAATCAACTTTGAAGACATAACATCTTCTGAAGCACAAGATGATTGGAATGGAGCATAAATATGGCACTAAAACAATATATTAGAGATTCCATCAAAAAGTATTTATCAATTATGAAATCTGAACTTTCAGGTAAATCAGATACGAGTCATAATCATAATCTTAACGATTTAGCTGAAAAGGATTATGACAGTTTAGACAACAAGCCAGATTTATCAGATTTACATAATCATTCAAATAAAACTGTATTAGACAAATTTGGTGAAGATGCAGATGGGAAGCCAACTTATAATGGAAATGCTGTAGATACTGTTATACCTCAAAGAGATGTATATGATGGATTAGACTCAGATGATAATACAATATCATTATCAGCTAAACAAGGTAAAGTGTTAAATAATAAAATAGAAGATCATAAAAACGACACAAACAATCCACATAATGTTACAAAAGCACAAGTAGGGTTGGATCAAGTTGACAATACATCAGATGCAGATAAACCAATATCTACAGCAGTACAACAAGCGTTAGATGGCAAAGCTGATACAAATCATAACCATGATGGAGTATATATACCAGTTGGTGGCGATCCAGCCATGAATGTTGATTTTGCAACAATCACATTACCAAATGATGGATATTTGTATGTAAATACAAGTAATGATGAAAGATCAATGCTTAGAGATAATTGTTTAAAATTAATGTCAAAAGCAAGTGATGTTGACAATAAGGTATCATTTTGGGTAAATGCTTGGGATAATGCTCAGGCTATTGAAATTCTTGGAAAAGACAATAACAATGACACAGTTACAAATGTATTAAAAGTAGCTGTTGATGGACATATTGGAATAAGATACAAGTCGTCTGGATCTGCATTTAATGAGATTCCAGTAATAAGTGCAAATGGATTTTTAAAGCATCAGGATGAAACATTGTTTATACCAAAAAGAGTATTTGCAATATTTAGATATTGGGGCTATAAGCATGAAGATTTATATATAGGTGCTTCAAATAGGGAACAAACAGCAGAATTAGCTTATCATGCACCAATGCCAATAGACTCTGATGATTTTGACAATTTAGAGATCCAGCACTCAACTGAAGCTCAAGGATTATCAATAAGTCAAAGAGATGATGCGAAAGCAAAAGATGATGATAACTATAAAGTCCATACAACAATAATACAAACAAAAGGCAAATACTTAATTTCAGTAAGACTTGATATGTACAGATGGAAAATGTACACTGATGATTGGATGAATTTTGGTTTTACAACAAGAATCACAGAAAATAGTGGATCAATATCACATGGTGTAAAGTCAATGCAAGTGCTTACTACTGATTATAAAACTTCTGATAATAAAGATTATAAAGGAATGTTTTCGTATGCTGGATCTAAATCATTTGTACTTGATGTTGGAACAGAACTTTCTCCTGCAATACAAAGCTTTGATAGTGGGTTTTTAGTTCATGGTGAATTTAAAATAGAATTACTTGAGGTTGTAACATGATAGATAAAAATGATTTAAAATACAAATTAAAAGCACTTGAATTTATATATCAAACAGATATTGAAGAACCAATGATTGATGAAAAATATAATGAATTATCTGAATCTTTACTTAATGTTTACAATAATAAAGTATATGAATTCTATATGCAAGATCTAATAATGTATTTATATAAATTAGTTGAAGAAATATATAATAAAAAATATATAGAGATAGCATGTACATTAAGTGGACGAGAAATAAATCAAGCTGGAATAGAAGCATATAAAGTTAAATATCAAAAATGCTTAGAATATAAAAACAACACAATAACAGAGATTCCAGTACCAATACAAATAGAAGCACAAAACAGAGGATTAGATCCAGAAACACTTGTTGATATTATAATTCAAAAAGGAAAACTTTGGAACAGTATAATTGATAACTTTTTACTTGCAATGGAAGCAGTTAGAGCTAAAATACAGGTAGAAAGTGGAGAAGATAAACTATTATTAATTATAGACAAACTAAATAAACTTGATAATACAAGTTTTAGAAATCAATCTATATTAGCAAATATATCAAGTTTTATAATAGGTTTTATGAAAGGAATATAATGAGAAGAATAAACAACATATCAATACACTGTAGTGCAACACCTACTGGATCTGCTGTAGTTTTTGATAAATACCATAGGGAACATAATGGTTGGTCATCAATTGGATACCATTTTGTAATAGGAAATGGAATAACTACAGATGGATATATAAAATCATTAGATGGTCAAATTGAAGTCGGTAGATCATTACAAAAAGACCCAGCTGCTGTAAGAGGATATAATAGAGGAATGATAGCTATATGCCTTGTTGGATCTAACTTTGATGATTTCACAGAAAAACAGTTTGAGTCACTTAGAAAATTATTAAATGATTTAAAGAAAAAATATAAAATAAAAAATAAAAATATAAAAGGACATAGGGATTTTAGTACACCTGAGCATCCAATATATAAAAAATGTCCATGCTTTAATGTTAAAGCATTCTTAAAAGGAAAAATAAAGGAATAATTATGGCACTTATAGACTTTAGTCTTAGTGACGCTGGATCTTTAATAAAAGATATAAGAGAAAGCATTACTGGAAAAGCGATAGAGGATCCAACAAAAAGAGCAGAATTAGAAATAAAGTTAAAAGAACTTGAAAATGAATTAGTAAAAGGACAAATGGCTATAAATAAGGTTGAAGCTGCAAGTAGATCGTTATTTGTATCTGGGGCAAGACCTTTTGTCATTTGGATTGGAGGATTTGCGTTGGCATATGAATTTATAGCAGCACCTTTTTTACATTCATTATTTAATGTATATGGCTATGATTTTCCATTGCCTGAATTAGATAGTGGAACATTAATGGCTTTAGTATCAGCATTACTTGGTATTGGTGGATTAAGAACATATGAAAAAGCCAAAGGAATACATAATAATATTGCAGAATAGATTAAGTATAAATAGGAGATAATTAGATGGCTAACAGTGATGTGTATTTTGCTAAAATTCTTTCGTATGTGTCTCCTTGTTTTTTTGAATATACTCACTGTTGGTTTAACAACATAAAGGAAATACATGTTCGATAATATATATGGATACACAAAAGTATTAGCAAATAGAGGTGCGATAGCAGAAGTAAAGGTGACATCTCCAGATGAAGCAAAAAATGTTCATGACAATTATGATATAGTAATGACCATAAAAACAGAAGTTGGAGATTGTATTATAATCGACTCTTTTCCAGTAAGTGTTGATGAGAATGATATATATACAGTTCCTTCAAGTATGACTTTAAAGTTAAATGGATATTATTATATTATATTTAAATTAATAGATAAATCTGATGGAAAAATATATTATGACAAAAGCAGATTGATAGTATCGGAGTAAAAACATGAGTGAACATTGGAAAAAAAGACCAAAATTATCTGATTTAAAAAAAGATTATGATAATGCAAAAACATATCATGACATTAAATTAGATAAGATAGCAAAGATAAGAGATATATATAATGAACCAACAACTGTTCAGCAAAGGAAAGGAACACAAAGGCTCAAGTCAACATATACCTCAAAGCTTGTAAAAAAACAGTTAAGATGGGCTATTCCTAATATAGAAAATCCAGTATTAACTGATGAAAATTTATTTGTATTGACACCAAAAGATCAAAGTGTAATAAATGAAACTGAAACTAATGCTGATATTTTAAATTACCAATGGAATACAGAAATAGGTAAAACATCTTTTGTAAACGAAAGTGTTAGGAAGCTTGTAATAGAAGGAACATGTATTGTTAAGGTCGGATGGCATGTAAAGACAGAAAAGAAAGAAGTTGCAGAAAAAAAGCCAGTATTTACTTCAGATCCAGCAAAGGTAAATGATGTACTTGCAAAAGCTCAACAAGATCCAGAGATGTTTAACAAATTGAAACAAATGTATGATAGACAAGGAAAAGTTCCATATGGAGTAGAAATAGATATTGTCGAGAAAGAGATTGTTGTCGAAAATAGACCAAAGCTTGAAGTTAAAGATAATAGAGCAATCATAATAGATCCAAAAGCAAAAGGTGATTTTAGTAATGCTAAATTTCTAATAGATATTCAAGAGACTGACTATGCTACACTAAAACAAAATGATTCGTATTTTAACTTAGACAGTGTAAAAGACTATATTTTAAATAAATATGAAGATGAAGCTTCACTGTATAATAGCTTACTAATGAAGACTGATGAAGAATATGATAACTTTGAGTTTTCAGATCTTGCAAGAAAAAAAGTTGTAATGTATGAATATTGGGGTTATTATGATGTAAATGGTGATGGAACACTTACGCCTATTGTAGCTGCCTGGATCAACAATAAGCTTGTTAGACTTGAAGAAAATCCATTTCCTCATGGTAAAATTCCATATGCAATAGCACTATATGAGCCAGATTTGAATGGAACCTTTACTGGTGAAACTGATGTATTACTACTTGAAGATGATCAAAAAGGTTTAACTGGTACAATTAGAGCAATGCAAGATATAACAAATGATGATACTATTGGACAAGAATTCATAGATTCATCTATATTTGAAAGTACAGTTCAGAGACAAAATTACGAAAGAGGTAAAACTGTATGGCTAAGACAAGGAGCAAATCCTCGTGAAGCTATATATAGAAAGGAAACTAAGCCTGTACCTCCAGTATTATTTAACATGAGACAACTTTATAGTGAGCATGCAACACTTTTAACTGGAATAGAAAATCTTGATGGAGGACAACAATCAAGACTGACAAGAGGTGTTGCTGGATCACTCGATAGCGTTGATGCTAAAAATAATAGAGAAATGGAAGTTCTTAGGAGATATTTATCAATGCTTGAGACTGCTGGATCTCTTATACTTTCAATGAATAAAGAATACTTGCTATCTGGATACTTATACACTAAACATAATAAAATAAAAATTGTTCAAGATATAGAATCTTTAAAAGACAATTATCATATAAAAATAAAAGTATCAACACCAGCTATAGATGATGCTATAGCAAGAAAGATTGCCTTTATGTTACAAACCAATGGATCTCGCATGTCAGACAGAATGGCTACATTGCACTATATTGAAATAGCAAAATTGTGGAATAGATATGATCTTGTAAAAGCAATGGAAGAAGAACTAAATCAACCTCCATCACAAGAACAACAACTTGCACAGCAATTAGAAATAGAAAGATTAAAACTTGAAAACAATAAAATAAAACTTGAAATCCTTGCAAAAACAAAAGAAATGGAATACAAAGATGCTAAGATTGTAGAGACTTTATCAACAATAGATGAAAAAGAGTTGACAGCAAAAGCTAAAGCAGAATTAAATCTTGCACAAGCAGAAAAAATGGATGCACAAGTGGATCTATTTAGACAAGAGTTTGATTTGATCCAGTCAGGCACTAAGCGACAATGGGAAAAAGAAGATAAAGAATTTCAACATCTTGCTAATCTCGAAAGAGAAGAAGTTAGAACAAAAAGAGAGCAAGAAAATATAAGATTAAAAGAAAATTCAAAAGAAAAAAACTTAGACTATATTAAAAGAGGAACATTAGAAAATGACACATATGATGCAGCTGATGATATATTTAGAAATATTCTTACAAAGAATAGTTTAGATACATCAGAACTAACTGATGATTTACCAAATATTCAAAAAATGCCATCAGTTAAACAACCAATGAAAAAGCATGATGTAAGATTAGATTTAGATAAGCAAATAAACGATACAATAAACAATAATGAAACACAGGAGTAAAATATGGCAGTATCATATGATGATGTAGAAGAAAGAGAACTCGGAAGACAAGCAAAAATTGCTAAATTAGCAAATTTGCAGCTTGAAAATATGATTACAGATGAGGATAGAGCACTTGCTGCTGAAGAGCAAATGTTGTCAGAGAAAAAGAATGCTGCACTTACTGAGGATGCATTAGCTTTTATAGATGAAATGGATAAGGCTTATGATAATGGTGAAGATCCAATGCAGATTTTTAAACGATTACCACCAGAGCTTCAACAAAAGATAACTGAAATTCTTCAACAAAGTGTTCAGCCTCAACAACAACAACAACAAGAATTTCAACCATTGCCACAACAACAAGCTGAGCCAAATACAACAAATATAGCTAAACAAATAGCTACAAATATTTAATTTAATACAAAGGAGATACAATGCAAACAAAACAAGAAATTATAGAGCAATACAATGAGTCAACAATAGAGGATATTAAAAGAGATTTAAACTTTTTAAAAGAAGAATTAAAAGATGTAAATAACATAATATTAAAACATGATACTTTACTGAAACTCGAAGATACAGCAGAATGGCAAGATTTTAAGAAAATGTATTTTGAGGATGAGAGAAATAGAGTAGCTGATGCATTGACATCTGAGCAAAAGTTTAGAGAAGAAGCTGAAAGACAATTGCATGAAAAGCTTACATCAATAAGGCACTTGAAACTATTCCTGAGAAACATAGAAACTAAAGCTGAACATAATAAATCTTTTGTTGAAGAATTAAAGCTTAGAATTGAAGCACTTGAAGAACTACTTGGATCTAAAGGAGGTAAATAATGACTGCTAAAGATTATTCAAACATAACAGAAGAAGATATTGAGAAAATGGACAATGAAGAGTTTTTAGCATACATGGATGCAATGGCTAATGAGCCAATGATTATAGATGAAAACAATGAAGTTATTGAAGAGCCACAAGAGTCTAAAGAAGATGAATCTAAAGAAAAAGAGGAACTTAACGAAGAAGTTGAAGAAGAATCTTTAGATAATCTTAAGGAAACAGATGATAATATTGATGAGAAAACTGAAGAAGAAAATGTGGAAGCTATCAATAGCACCCATAATGATAACAAAGATGAAGAATTTGAGCGGTTAAAAAAAGAGTATGAAGAACTCAAACAGTTCAAAGAGGCTTTCAATAAGAAAGTTGTTATAGATGGTGTGGAACTACCAGCTATACAAGATCCAGATATTCTTATAGATATGCAACAAAAATTTGTTAAATATCAAAAAGATTTAGATAAGTATAACAAGAATAGAGGAGTTATTGAAACACTTGAGAAGTCAGGACTACTTGAAGACAAAAAGAAGTTAGCATTGTTGATGGATGCAGCAAAGGGTGATCCAGATGCAATTAAAACAATATTAAAAGAGAATGAGATAAATCCATTTGATTTAGATATTGAGGAATTCAAGGGTAAAGATGTTAATCCTGATGAATATTTTACAAGTCCTATTGAGTTAAAGTTTCAAGATTTTGTCGAAACATCAAAGGAACTTGGAGTTGATGAAAAGTTGTCTAAAGAGATTATAGGTTCTTGGGACAATAATGCTATTGTCCAGTTACTTGAAGATGATGCTTCAAAGAATATTATATTAGAACATCTCCGTACTGGATCTTACGACAGAGTAAAAGAAAAAATTGTTGATAATATCAGAAAAGATTTTACTGGACAATTTAAGAATAAGAATGCATTTGAACAATATGTAATAGCAAGTAATCAGCTTGCTAAAGAATATAATGAAATGCAACAAAAAGAGCCGGTTGTTGAAGAACAACCAGTACCAGTAGTTGAGGAACAGCCTGTAATTGATGAAAAAAAGCCAGTAGAGCAAGAAAGAATCAAAAAGGCTAAGAAAGCAAGTAAGTCGAGCGAACAGAGCTCTAACAATAATACAGAAAAAGTCGAAGATTTATCACAAATGAGTAATGAAGACTTTTTAAAATTTATGCATAGTATGATTTAAAATTAAAATACAAAGGAAAAGATTATGGCAGATTTTAACGGACAAAAATATAACGAAGGTGGAATAAATCCAGCTACTTCAAGTGTTGGACCACAGTTAAATGATTTTCATTTTAGCAGATTTGCAGTGCTTGAGGCTGCTCACAAAAAAGTATTTTCACAAATGGGAGCAAGAAGAACTCAGCCTCGTAATTTTGGGAAGACAATCAAAAAATATCATGAGTATCCAATTTTACATGATGCAAATATTAATGATCAAGGTATTGATGCAAATGGTGTAAAAATGACACCAGGTAAATGGTATTCTTGGACAGATCCATTAGATCCAGCAACAAGACAAGAGCATGATACAAAAGCTGAAGCATTAGCAAGAGCTGGACAAGTTAGAATTCAAAAAGGTGATGGTAACCTATATGGATCAAGTAGAGACTTTAATGTTCAAAATGGTGCATTTCCAATTCTTGGTGAAGAAGGTGGAGCAGTAAACATTGTTGGTACATCAAGAGATATTATTGAGGCTAAAATTAAAAGATATGGTTTTGCAATCCAATATACTAAAACAGCAATGGAACTTGATACAGATAGTTCACTATTGGTAAAAGAAGTTCAAAAAGTTGGTGAAGCATATGGAGATATTAGAGAAGCTCAAATTAGAAATGAACTAATTACTCAAGGTATGCAAAATGTAGTATATGGTGGATCTGCTACTCAAATTAGTGAAGTAGATGAAACATGTCAGCTTGAATTTAAATTGCTTAGAATGCTTAAAACATCACTTGATACAGCAAGATGTCCTGTAGATACTAATATGATTACTGGATCTACAAAGATTGATACTAAAACAATTAGAGCTGCAAGATATATTTATGTACCACAAGAAGTTGTACCAGCTTTAGAAGATTTAGAACATAATGGTAAAATCCTTTGGGAAGATGTTGCAGAGTATGCTGATGGTGGTAATGTAACAAATGCTATGGCAGAGTCTAAATCAAATGTAGCACAAGGTGAAATTGGTAGAATTGGATCTTTCAGATTTATTGTTGTTGAAGGTATGCCTTATTGGCAAGGTGGTGGAGCAGATGCAACTGATGGAACTGATAATGATGGTGATGGTATCGAAGATGCTGGAGCTAATTTATACATTACAGATGGTCATTATGATGTATTCCCACTACTTGTTGTTGGATCAGATTCATTTGAAACATATTCACTACAAGGTGAAGTTGCTAAAGTTAAGCATGGTGCTCCGAGAGTAATTCCTGGTATCGACAATCATGGAGATAGAGGATCAATTGCTATTGATTGGTGGTTTGGGCTTTTAGTGAACCGTCCTGAATGGATTAGATGTGTTTGCGTAAGCTCGAAAATTGCCTGATTTTATTAGCATAGTATAACATAATTCGGTTTAACTCTGGCTGAAATCAGAGTTGAATCGAAATAAAAAAAAAATAAGAAAATATCTACAAAATTTCAACTTCCTTTAATCCAAAATATCATATAATTGTACTGTAAGAAAACAAAATACAGGAGACAATTATGAAACTAATTAAAGAAGTTGAACCAACATACAACAAACATAACGAAAGAGTAAGACAAGGACTGTTTGAATGTCCAATATGCAATAATCATGTAGTTAAAAGATTGAGTCATGGTAAAGTAAATAAGACTTGTGGATCTAAAGAATGCAAATCAAAAGCTTTATCAGCAGGACAATACAACAGAGCAGAGAATGGACAAGCAAGAAGAACACATGGGTTGAGTACAAAACCATATTATGACGCAATTAGAGGGATATATAAACGAAATAATATACAAGACACTACTCTTGAAGATTTTTATTCAATGCTGATAGATAGTTATACTGAAATAAAAAATAATGGTATAAAAAAAGTAAAACTTATTAAAAATGCAGACAACACATACAAAATTGAACCAATGACAAGAAAGACAAATAAAGAAAGTAATGATTCGAGATAT